GTACGATGAATCAATACCACTAAAAGAAGATTATGATATGACACTTCAACAGTGCAACAAATACAGGAAACTGCTCAGGTTGAATATGTTTCACATGAAAAAGAATGATCACCTCAATAAAGGTGGATGTGCTGTATATAGGACAACCCTTAGAGAGCAGGAGCAGTTTGATTTATTTCAACATAAGTGGGGTTCTAAGATTGTTCAGACTGATAAGGGTGGTAAAAAGAGTAAAGCTAAAAAGAAGCAGTTTGATATAAATCCAGTAGTTAAGATTCCAATAAATGGCATTTGATTTAGGTAGGTAGAATACTAGAATGATTAGAATGATTGAAACGGTTTCTCAGTTTGTTTGTACCTCATCGGGATTAGCTTTAGCGGGTGTAGGTGCTATGGCTACCCAGAGTGATCCCAGTATAATAAGCAATAACTCTTTACTTCCTCTATCTATGTTCATAGGTGGAATAATGTTTACAGCTCTTATTACTTGGAAAGCTTCCTCTGCTAGATCCTCACTGATGCACAAATTAGAAGAAATGGATAGAAGAATACAATCTCTTGAAAAAGGTTGTGGATCTGGAGCAGGTGTGGAAACTAAGATTGATATGGCTACAGACGCTATAAAAGATTTTAAGAGGAGAAAAAGAAGATGAGGATTAAAGCTTCTATTGCTCTAGCTAAGTTTTTGGTATGGGTGATTATCTTTAGTGGTGTAATTCTTTTGGTAGCAAGTAGCTTTAGTTGCTCTGCTGTTCAGGACATACAGAAGAACTCATCTCAAATAGATACACTATCTAGATCAAGTGAAGGAAGATTTGAAACAATAGTAGAAGTTAGTAATCAGGACGAGGTGATAGCTACCTCTCAAAAAGGTATTAAAGAACAACAGGAAATCCAGAACTCTGTTTCTAATATTAGAAATGTACTCCCCAAAGTTGTGGATAAAAAACCTAGTTGGTTGGAAACTATTGATTCTCTTATATGGGTGGGGATAATGATCACAACAATTATCCTTCTTTATATAACAGGTGTCGGTTCTCTACTCAAGAGATTAGTATTTTCCATATCGTTTTTCATCCCTACTAAAGCTAAGAAGCAAGTAGAGATGGATCTTAAAGTTGCAGATGAAGATAACCCTATGACGATGAGAGAAGTTATTGCTCATAGGAGATCTGATCCTGCTTATGATTCAGCGTATAAAAAGGCAAGGAGAAATTAGTTATGATGGATATGATGCAAGGTTTATTAGATTCAGTGTGGGCATTGAGTGTGGGTACGGTATTTGGTATATTGATTGACCGATTAGGTTTAATTGATTGGCTGTTAAATAAAGTGATGAAAAAGTAATATGGCTTCTATTGGTATAATTGAAACTACAGTTAGCTCAGTAGTTTCTAATGCTACCGATTCATTTGTTGAAGTTGTAGAATCTTCTAATCTAACTGATGGGAAGATTTATTATGTTATCTGCCATGCACTGGTTGAGGGTGGATTAACTAATGAAACAGATTCATTTAGGTTAGTTGATAGGACTAATTCAGATACTGTTTTATCCAATTCAACAATGATTAGAGAACCCTATACAGCAAATTATACACAATCATATTATTACTTGGGAAGATTTACAGCAGGATCTGGAGGAGGAGGTTTAGCTTTTGAACAGAAATCTTCTGTAGATGGTTTTACTGTATCTACCCAGTACCTATCAATGCTTCTATTAGATTTAAGTGAGCTATCTGCTGAAGATTATTTTTATGCTAATAACACTACTAGCACAGTATTGACTGATGATTATGTAACATTTGCAACAGCAACTAAACCAGTTACAGCCAGTGATGATTGGTTGGTACTTGGATGGCAAGCAACTGATACAAATGTAGTAAATGCATATAGTACAAATGTACAACTATATTCAGATATAGATCATGATGATATAAATTCAGTTACTGAGGGTGAAGATCTCACTGAGGTTCTCAATGTGCTTCAGGGTAAACCATACACAATACCATCTACTATATCGTCTGTATGGTCTATAAAAAGCAAGATTACCCCTAGTGGTGGATCTGCTACTAATAATACCCATCTAGAATCTACTCTAGTTGGATTAAGGTTAAATGCTTTTTCTGAATATGCTAAAGTTTTTACTTCTGCTGAAACTACAACCACTTCAACCGCATTTAATGAATATGCAACAGTAACTTTTAATCCTGTTGTAGATGGGGATGTAGCTGTATTTGGTTCATCCTTATTCCATGCAGGAGGTACGGGTAGACCTGCTAGTAGTAGGGTACAGGTTCAAGGAACAACGCTACCCAATACGCAACCTAACACTGAGTATTCTTGTAAATCAAATGATGGCTCAGATGTTCTTCCGATGTCCTATGTTTTTAAATATGCCTCTGATGGAAGCAGTAAAGCTATAGATCTAGATTGTTTGAAAACAACCCCTGCTGATATTGGTTTTAGTAAAGTAGCGTTAGTTGCTTTTACAGCAGAGATAGCAGATAGATCAGATGTTTTTTCAGCAGTTGCAGTTTCTACTTTTGCTAGTGGCAGTATTGCCAGTAGCCCTTATACTAGTGGTAGTGTTTCAAGTAGTACATATAACTCAGGTTCAGTAGCTTCAGAGGTAAATCCAGAATGAGCATAAGTGATCCAACAATAGCGACAATTTATGAAGATACAGGTATTACTTGCATGGCTAGGATTATGGGTGAAGATGCAACCGCAATAACCCAAGCTTCTACCAGTGCTATTACAATAGCGGTATTTAAAAACTCTAATACAACTGCAACCTATACAGGTTCATTAACTGTAGCTGATGTTGTATTTAATGCTTATCAAACAGATGCAAGGTGGAGCTATGACAGTACTGGCTACAATTTCCGCTATAGCTGTATTTCTTCTATATTTGCTGATGGCGATGCTACTTATAGAGTAGAGTTTAAGTTTACCCCTACTTCAGGATCTCAGTACTTTGTTATCTATAAAATAGATACTGTAGAAGTGTTTACCTCATAATGCTCTTATGGGATAGATTGATAGTAATTCTGGGTAGTGAAATTTTATATGATTGGGGATCTATATGCATATACGCTTAACATGTGATTTAACTCAAGAGCAATTAGATGATGGCTTTGATTGCACTTTATTGACCTACCATACTAGGTATGTTAGATGGTTAGTAGAGTTAGATATTCCCATTGTAGGATTCAGTATATACTGGGAAGTATCTGAGGATGGTAATAACCATATGTTTGCAACAGCGAGCTTATTGGTTGGAGCTGAAGATCATATTGATAAAAAGTTTTTAGATGAGATGCATTTAGGAGGTAGGGAAGATGGCTGATAAAGATGAAAAGGGTAGGTTTATTGAAGGAAACTCCCAATCTTTTAAACATCATCCTGAAAGATGTAATAGGGAAGGTAGACCAAAAGGGAGATCTCTCCAGGATCATCTAAGGAAGTTGATTGAGGATGAAGAGCAGGGAGAAAAACTTTGCGATGCTCTAGTAGCTTCAGCAGTTGATAGAGCTTTAAAAGGTGATTTCAAATTCTGGAAGGAAATTATGGATAGGATAGATGGGAAAGTGCCTAACATAAATAAGATAGCAGGAGCAGATGGAGGATCTCTTACCTTTATCTTAGATGAGGCAGTACAATCTAAAGAAGATGAACAGGAATAATACCCAGAATCTAAATGTACTCCCTAAGCAGTTGAAGTTTCTTAGATCTAATGCCAGAGAAGTTTTATATAGTGGGGCTTTTGGCTCTGGAAAGACTAGAGCAATTTGCTTAAAGGTTGTTATGAGGGCTTGCTTAAAGGGAGCAAGAGAGGGGTTATGTAGAAAAACCTATGTATCCTTAAAGAAATCTACTTTGAAAACACTATTAGAACCAGATGGATTATTAGCTCCTGTACTTCCTCATGGTACTTATGAATTTAAAAAGAGTGATGGGGAAATAAATATTATTGGTGGTGGTACTATTATGCTTTTTGGGTTGGAAGATGCCGGAAGGGTTGCCTCAATGAATCTTTCAGGAGTAGCAGTCGATGAGGCAGTTGAACTTACTGAGCAGGATTGGACTATGCTTAGGGGTAGAATAAGATTATCTCTTCCCTATTTATCTAACCAAATCTATGGAGCTTGTAATCCTTCAACCCCTCAACACTTCCTAGCTAAGAGGTTTGGTTTAGTGGGTGGGTATTCATGTAAAGATAATTGTGAAGCAATAACTACAACTAGCAGAGATAACTGGTATTTACCAAAAGGGTACATAGAAGATCTGGAAACTATGACGGGCGTTGCTAGAAAAAGATTTGTTGAGGGCATCTGGTGTGGATCTGAAGGGTTGGTTTATGATCAATGGAGTGAGGAGAAATATGTAGTAGATGAGTTTCCTGATAGCTTTGATAGGTTGTTTGTAGGTATGGATGAGGGCTGGAATAATCCTGCCGTAGCCCTTTTGATTGGTATCAAGGATGAGGTTACTTATGTAATTAAAGAATGGTATGAAAGTAAAAAGCTAGAGCAAGAAGTTGTACATTTATGCAAAACATGGAAAGAAGAGTATCCAGAGATTGAATGTTTTATACTTGATCCCTCTGCTGTAAAGCTTAGAGAAGCTATGAGGCATATTGGATTAGATGCTGTTCCTGCTGATAACACTGTTTTTAATGGGATTCAAACGGTTGCAGGAAAATTAAGAAAAGATGAGAGGGGTGTTCCACTTCTCCAAGTTGGTAGAGAATGCTCAAATCTTATTAGGGAGTTTGGTTCTTATGAATGGTTAGTTTCTAGAGATGGCACATTGAAAGAGCAACCCGCCAAGCAACACGACCACGCCCTTGATGCTCTGAGGTATACTTTAGTTTATGCATTTGGTTTAAGAACTCAGCCATCTATTAGGGTAGTAGATTCTGAAAGCGGTAATGAAAATATCATAGATCCTCTATCTGATGAGAGATATTGGACGGAGATTTAAAATATGTTTGAGAATTTGCGATCAAGCAAGAAAACAGATGAAAAAGGTGGATCTAAAGCTACAGATAGATTAGCTTATATGAGTGGTTCTGTTCCTGCTTGGGAAACAGCAGGGATGGGAATACAGAGAAGCAGAAACTTCTCCTCACTAATGAACCGTTTTAATGGATGGGTTTATGGTGCTTCGATGATAAATGCTAGAGGTGTAGCTTCTCAACCGATTAAGCTTTATTCCAGAGTACCAGAGAACGGTGCTAAGTCTATTATTGCTACTCGTAAAATTGGGAATCAGAAATCAGCATACTTACAGGGAAAGCTAGAAAATAAACCCTCTGCATATGTTCAGAGGAAAGCTTATTCTGGTGAGGTAGTTGAAGTAATAGATCATCCAATAATAGACCTATTGGAAAACCCTTCTCCAGAAATGGACGGGTATACCCTAGCTATGCAGAGGATGTTAAATCTTCAGCTAACTGGGAACGCTTATCTTCATCCAATTATCTCAGAAACTCTAGGAGTACCTATTGAACTTTGGAATATGCAGAGTGATTTAGTACAGGTTATTCCTGATGGAACTATGGATCTTGTTGATTTCTATAAGTATGGAAAGTTGCCGAGTAGTGTTGAGTTTAGAAAAGATGAAGTATTGCATGAAAAAGTACCTAACCCTTCCGATCCGTTTTATGGTAAGGGGTGGGTTTCAGCTTGTTTAGATGCTGTTGATCTATTGCATTCTATGGATGAATACGAGCAGAGTGTTTTGGATAATCAAGCCCGACCAGATTGGGCTGTTATGGTT